CACGGCAGGCGTCCTCAAGATGGGTCGAGCAGCCCCGACCAAACCATGTTGCTATGTTAAGCCTTGTTTTTGATGTGTCTTTCTAGGAGTGCCTTGCGCAATTTGTCTGAACCGCCTACTCTAACATTGATTATGCCGTTGTAATAATCGTCTGATTCCAATACCCTACGATCAAACTGTTCTCTTGCCTCGAGATATGACATTTCACCTCTGCCTCTACACATGTAAAGTATTTCCCTTGTAAAATTTTCTGGACCTAATGCTTCTACGTCAGCCTGTAGCCTATCGGATGAACCCCAATATTCCTTCCAGTCTGACTCCTTATGGCCTCTGCGTTTATTTTTCTTGCCTTTGAGAGGTGGCTTTGTGGTTTTAAATTTGGCTAATTTCTTGCCTATGTATTTTTTATTGTTGGTAGTATTGGTAATGAGATAAACGAAGCCTTCGTATTCATCAGGAATACTGTCAATAGTCTTGCCTTCAAATGTCCAACTCGCTGTCTCCATCAGTGTTACTTACTTTTGATGGACGACCAACCATGCCTTTTCTGGCTTGCTTTCTTTCCTGCCTTTTATCTTGTATTTCCTTGCGCCTTACACTTGCAAAATTACGTATCTCGGATAGCCAAAATCTACTCTTGATTCCGGCTTCATCACTTCCTTTGTATTCAAAGCGTTCCTGCCACTTGAAATAGTTTTGGAATGCTTCGATCATCTTGTCATGACTATCAGTTGCCATAAAACTATTGGACTATTTCTATATCGTTTGAATATGAAGTAAATCCATTCTCCTTGATTACTTTTAATACATGATTAACACGCCCTGCTAGATCATCTCTATGCGAAATTAAGAATACGTTTTTGTTTCTTTCTCGTGTCATTTTCTTGAGAATACTAATACTGCTTTCAACACCAGCACTATCCATACCACTGTCTACCAATTCATCAATGAACAGTAGATTAATACCGTGATATAGTGATTCCCATACATCTCTAAATGCCCAACTTAGACTTAAAATGAGTCTATTTCGTTCACCTCTACTGAGATTATCAAAGTCTAAGTCCTGTCCCAGTTGTGTAATAACCACCGTTAAATCGTTCTGAAATTCCACAATGTGTGGTAATCCTACCTTGGCAAGATAGTATGTTAAACGCTGATTTAGATATGCTAGATTCTGTTCAATAATCTTTTTACGCACAAACGAATCCTTGTTTGTGAGCAATTTGTATAGGAAATCCTGATGATCCTTTACCTTTGTAAGTTCATTCAGTGCGTCAAAACTCACTTCCTGTAGTGCAGTTTCCTTTAGATCCTCAATCTGTTCCGCATAAGGATTAGTTTCTTCCTGCTTCTGTCCTAGTTCCTTCTGCAGACTCTCGACCGTATTCCTGTGGTTGTATGCTTCTTCCACTGAATCATACTGCGTTACGGGGCAGTTTTCAAGTTCTCCGATGTCCTTTACAACTTTTGCGTGTTCGTCATATTGCGTTTCGTTGGCCAGGATCTGTTGTGCTGCTTCTTGCAACATTTCTTCCTTCTGCTTCTTAATTTCTTCCTGCTTGTTGTCGTGTATCTCCTGCCCACACGCATAACATTCGTGCTTGTCAATTGATTCCAGTTCCTTTTGCAGTTTAGAAATTAATTTTTCCTGCTTTTCGTTATCGGCTGTGATGTTAGCCATCCAACGCTGTGCTTCTTCCAGTTTATTCTTGTCTGCGTTAAATTTCTCCCAACATCTATGTGCCTCAATTTCCGCTTCAATGTCAATCTTTTCCAATGCAGCAATGCTCTGTTCCAGTTCCTTAACGGTTTGCTGTTTATTATCTTCCCATAGCCTCTGCTTGCGTTCAAGGCTTTCTATATTCTGCTCAATTCTTTCGTTGCTTGCCTTGACAGTTTCAATTCTAGTATTTTCTGCATTAATGGCGTCTCTGTTTTGGCGCATCTTTTCCTTGAGTGCCTCTGCCTTTTCAGAAAGCAGTGTAATTCCTAGCAGTTGTTCGATGATAGCACGCTGATCGTTTGGCTTTGAAGCAAGGAATGGTTCGGTGTATGTGTTCAATGCAAGAATGTGCTTGAACATGTCATGGCTCATGCCAAACAGGTTTTCAATATCCTTCTGCGTTTCTCTGCTATCTCCCTGTGCTTCATCGGTATCAGATGGTTCCTGTTCAGTTCCATTAACTGTGAATTTTAATACGTTGGGTTTTCTTCCTCTATGGATAGAATATTCAACTCCATCTTTTTCAAAATCAATCGTAACCAGCATTCCCTTGCCGTTAATCTTGTTGATGAGATTATCACGTTTAATATTTGTTAAGGCATTTCCATAGATTGCATAACTTAGTGCGTTGACGATAGTGGTTTTACCAGTGCCGTTTCTGGAACCGCTATCATCTCCGCCCAAGTCTAGGTTTTCACCTAGCACAAGTGTGAGCTCGCCCTTGTCAAAGTCAATGGCCTGGGTTTGATTGCCCACACTCATAAAGTTTTTTACCGTGATGTTTTTTATTTTAATCATAGGTCCTGATAAATCTCCGTTAGCATGCGCCTGTCATACGTTTCGCTGTCCAACTGTTCAATCTGATTCATTACGATGGTATCAACGCTTTCAAATGATAAGTCTATAGGATCAATGTTTGACTCCACTTCTACCTTTTCTGGAATCAACATGAGTTCACGCAATTTAAACTGCGGAATAAACTGCTCCTTAATAAAGTTTGCCTCCTCAAAGGTAATCTGCACGTCAATGGTTACACGGGCATGCATCTTTTCTCTAAGATGCTCTTCTGGTTTGTCCAATAGTTGCGAAAGTTTAAACGTTCTATATACTGGCTGATCCGCCCAAGTTTTGTATTCTGGAACCCCGCCCCACTCCAACAGCATCATGCCACGCTCATCATCCCACGCATCTGCGTAGTTGTGTGGAAATGCGTTACCAATATAGGTTACATTGCCTTTTGTCTGTCGCTTATGGAAGTGTCCTGAGAACACATACTCCTGATTGACAAAATGATTTGCCTGTAGTTCGCCGTGATCAGGCATTTCTACCATTGCATTCATCTTAAAGTACGGAAGCTCGAAGTGTCCAAACACGTATCTTGATTTGATATCCTTAACACTCTTCCATTCTTCACCAACCAACCAAGGAAGAAGTGTTACTTCACCTTCCGTAAATAGTTCCGTGATAGGAATAATGTTAGGAAACAATCGCATGAACTCGATGGAGTTAATCTCACGCTTGTCCTTATAGAACAAGTCATGGTTACCAACCATGAAATAAACTTTTTCGAATGTTTCGTTGAGTCTTTCTAAATTGGAAACTGTATAGTTCATTGTGCTAACGTCTGTGGTTGCACGGTTATGGTGCCAATCTCCCAAGAAGATGCAGGTTTCAGCACCAGCGGCTTTGGCTTCTTCGCAAAACCATTTTACAAATTCTTCACAATCAATGTTGTGTGTCCTGCTTCCACTCTTCATTCCAAAGTGAATATCCGTAAAGCAGGCTGCTTTTTTAAATAACGGCATTTTTACTCCTTACTATATTGTAATGGAAATTAGACAACTTGTCAAGACTTTTTCTTTTCACCACGCGGAACAGTATCACCATTGTCTCTATCCGCATTTTGTCGTGTCCAACTCGGATTCATTCCATTCATTTCGAGTATGTCATCTCGAATATTTTGGTTTCTTTTTTCGATATTAATGATTCTAACGAATGAATTGGTAACTGCCGCGGTATAGTATGCGAATGGATTCTGTGATTTTGATTCATCAAATTGCAATCCAATCTGTGCTAGTTGTAAAATGGCTTGTCCTTTCATCTCATCATTATAGGTATAGCCTCTAACATTACCACGTGTTGCGTATCTGTCGCACAGTTTCATCCACATAAGTGCTAGTTTGTTGGTTGCCTTGCCAACCTTTGGATTGAAAAACCCATTTTCCATACCACCTTCCCAGTGGCTCTTGCCCACGCAGATTAAGTTGTTCTTTTCATCAAACTTCCAATGTTGGAACGGTGGAAAGTTTACCTTTACGTGCCTATCGGCAACAGACTTTTTGGTTTTCTTCCTTGTAAGATCCTCCGGAATGTGTTCGAATGTCATAATGCGGAAGATTAGATCCGTTTTTTCCATCTTGCGATAATCAATTTCAAACTGCTTTGCAGGAATCTTTTTACCAGCAGCCTCTACGGCCGCTTCATGATTTTGTTTAGCCAATCTTGAAGCACGATTCCTTTTTGCTTCTGCAATGGTTCTTATGTTAATTTTTTCAAGACTTGGCAGGATAACATCG